GTTTTTTGCAAACAGTACAGTTCATCCAAATAAATCCAACTGTGTTTTTACAAATGCATTGTGATCTTTTTTATTATAATTAACTACAGTTCCAAAGTTTAGTTTCCACAGTTCATCCATTAGATTGTCAAACTCCCTGGGGTTTTTCTTTTGTAATTTTATATACAAATCTAACAGTTCGTAATGACCATCACTTTTTAATCTTTTAAACCAGGCTTTCCACCAATCTTGATCAACTTTCATAATCCTAATTGCATTGCCATGCCCTCTATGACTAAACTTTTTGTTGTTTGTCTTGTTTCAATTATGTTTGTTAGAAATAATTTTAACTTTGCAAAGTTATCTATAACAGCAACAGCTGCACCAGTTGCACGCAGCTGTTCATGTACTTTCTTTTGTACTGGTGTAGCCTTACCGCCTGGTCTTTTCAGCTCAAGAAATATGGCACATGGCACACCACTAAAAAAATACTTGGTTGGTACAAATAGACATAAATCAGGAAAGCCTGACTTCATACCCATGCTTTTCATTTTAACATGGTAGTTAACGTGCTTTCGTCCTTCATTAGGTGAATGATGATAAAAGCAATCTTTTGGTAATGACGCATCTAACCAATCAACAACAAGTTTTTGAAACTGATATTCAGAAACTCTTTTTACCATTTTTGTGCAGTATAAAAATCATTAGGCGTTACCGCTCCGTCAGTAGCTGTCATAATTGCAACCATAAATTTTGAATTTGGAATCATATGATCTTTGTGCTCTTTTGGTAAACAGTAACGCCTAGCAACTGTAGCGTGAGCAACACCAATTAACTTTGCCAACTTGCTGTAACTCATATTATTTTTATCTTTGTATTCTTTTAATGTCATGGTCATTAGTATATATATTTGACATTCACGGTCAATACGGTTAATAATATTTTTTATAGTGTAACAGTAACTGACATATGTAATTTAAGGATTCATGATATGATAAAACTCAAAATGAGTAAGAATAATCTTAAAAAATTAATTAAAGCAGCTGGTTTATCTCATGCTGAAGTTGCAGATGCCAAAGGCATTGCACCTGAAAGCTTATCCAGGCACGCTTCAGGTCGTTCTCAATTTAGTATTGAAGATGCAATTGACTATGCAAAAATCCTAGGCGTAGATCCATCAGCTATATTATTTCAAGATACAGACATACCAGTTTTTGGTAAAATTTATGAGGGTGTAGACGTTAAGATGGTTGATGCATCTGATGCAAAAGAAGTTATTGAAACGTCAATGCGTTTTCCACCCTACTGTGGTGCATTTATTAATGTTAGAAAAGAAAGAAACACTTTTTTAGATGGATCAATAGTTATTGCTGATTGTAGACCAATACAAAGTAAATCTATACCACAATCTGCTAATGGTCGATGTTGCATTGTTAAAACGAATAATGGTGATTTATGGCAACAAACTGTTTTTCCACAACCTGATAATAAATTTACACTAGCCACTATGAGCGGTCATGTACATCAAGATGAAACCCTTATATTTGCTTGTCCAGTACTGTTTAGAATAGAAAGACCTGAACTTTTAGGTATAAAAATTAAAAATTCAGAATAAATAATTTGACATAATTAACAGCTTCTGTCTATTATTGGTTCAACCCAAGAAAGATAGACAAAGGTGGTTAGTTATGACAGAATTCCCAACGGTTCCCAGGTGGGCAACATCAAAAAATTATATTTGGCATAGTAATCCTGAGAGTAGACCATTATGCCGCACTTACTTTGATAAGTGTGTAACTAGACCTAAATTAGATCTAGCCTGGTCAATTCTTAAAGGTGATAAACAAGGTGATAGAGAACTAGCAGAAAATCAAGTTAAGCTTTACAGCAATGATGCGGCAAAAGCAGCTGCTGGTCGAATCGTACAAAAGTTATGTGACGATTATTTAATAACAAATAATGCAGATACAATTGAAGATGCAATAGCAGCTGGTCGAGAACTTTTCTCAGAGTATACACCAAGGGATTGGGATGATGACAAAGATAGATCGCAGCTAGATCTATGCATCATGAGTTATTCAGATGTATTTAAAAATGCTGTTGAAGGAATAACTGAAGCTCAAAATAAATTAAGATTAAATAAACTAACTGGCGAACAAGACTATATGTTTCAAGTGCCAGGATTATCATTAGAGTATTTTGGCAAGCCTGACTTTAACGGTCAGATAGAACTTAAAACAACCTGGTCAAGTGTAGCAAACACCAAATCAGGCAAAAGAACAACAAGCATACCATCGCAGCCTAAATGGTCACACTTGTGCCAGGTGGCTGGATATTGGGCAATGAAGCAGCAACCGCAATCAATTGTTTATGCCAATGAAAATGGTTATCGAGTATTTGATGAAAGCAATTGTGAAAAACTGACAGCGGATGCATTAAAAAATATTTGGAATCACATCGTGACCAAATGTCGAATTAGAGAAAATCAACTAAAAACAGCTGAAACTGTACATGACCTTATACATTTGGTCGAGCCTGACTTTAGCCATATGTGGGCGTGGGATGTACATCCTGATGTATTAGCAGAAGCAAAACAATTATGGGGGTTTGTATGAATAAAAAGTATTTAAAATTAGCATTCCTTGAAGCTAATAAAGACGCAAAAAAATATATGAATGAGTACTTAAAACTAATAGTTGAAGTGCTTGGGTTTTTTATGATTTGTGGTTTTATGCTTTTTCTTTGGATAATTACATGAGTCAAATCAGTATGTTTGAAGACCTGGATTTACCCAGGAATGTAAGAGAAGCTAGGTTTGTAGAATTTCATAAACAAAATCCTATTGTTTACAAGTTATGGGATAGATTTACCAGGGAATGTATATCAAGAGGTATGAATAAAGTTGGTGCAGCTTTAATCATGGAGCGTATCAGATGGGAAACAAGTGTTGCTATCGAGGACGCTAGACCTGACGGTCAAAAATTAAAATTAAATGATCATCATAAAGCCTATTATTCACGGTTATGGATGAAGAATAACCCACAATACAAAGGCATATTTAATACAAGAGGAGTTGAAGGTAGTGGAGTTTGATAGGATAATTAATGACATAAAAAATGTAGATAAAGTTGATATAAAAGGTAAGGCATATACAACGGTTGCCACTAGGGTTGAAATTTTTAGAAAACATTTTGGATATAAATATGGAATTCAAACTGAGATTGTACAGTTTAGTTCTAAACCTGGTGACAGTATTGTTATGAAAGCCAATATTGTGGATAAAGAAGGGTTTGTTATTGGCAGCGGTACAGCTGTTGAAATTATAGGTGATGGATTTATTAATAAAACATCAGCTTTAGAGAATTGTGAAAGCTCATGTATAGGGCGTGCTCTTAGTTCTTTATCTTTACATGGCGGTGAATATGCTTCTGTAAATGAAATAGAGATAGCTGAAGGAAAAGAAAAAAAAATAAATGATCAACCTAAATTTGATTGGAACAAATGGGTAGATGATCAGATACAAAAAGTAAATCAATTGAATTCTAGTGGTCTTACTAGATGGACGGCGGATGAACAAGATAACCTTGTTCAACTTAGCAAAATGGATAAAGGTCTACATCAAAAATTATTTAAAATATATAAAGAAAGGAAAGACAATGCCAGGAGCACCTAATTTTAAAAATAGCAAGTTAAGATTGTTAAATAATATAAATTCAACAGATCAAATAACAGTAGCATTTTGGTTAAACATTGATAACCCTGAGTTAACTGAGCAGCTTGAAAAGTATTATGCAACGGCTGGTAAAACACCAAGCATACAGCTGCAAAAAAAATTAATGAACGGATATGATAATATAGCAAGTGCAAATTTATTTTTGTCAGATGAAAAGAAAGCTATGTATCAATCACAAACTAGCGAACCACCAAGAGATCAAACAATAGTAAATGGAGATGACGATGACGGCTTCCCTGGAGCATAAAACTTTATTTAGACCCAAAGAAGTTGCTATAAGATTTTTTGGAAACTTTAATGATACAAATCGAAAAAAAATATACCGCTGGATTAACAACGGTGTAATAAAAACTATTGGAGATGGTGGAAGATTATATATTCCTAGAGCTGAAATAGAAAGAATAGAAGCTCATCTAGATGCTTCTAATGATGTAAAGGTGGGGAGTTAAACCCCACCATACATTGCTTGAG